TGCTCTTAGGAGTATATTAACTGGTATACCAAACTATGACCTTCCTGCTATGGTAGACCCCAATGGGGATGCAGTAACAGAAGTTGAAAGTAAAGAAGTTATTGATACTCCTGGCCCTTCAGATCCTAGTACTTGGAAGGTGTTGAAAATTGAACTAACAGACACGGACAATAAATTTAGTGTAAAAATACAGGATGGTGTTGGAAAAAATGGGGAACCAAGAACATTCACAATGCTTGTAGAGGACCCGTTAAAACTTGCACAAGTGTCTATGCCGATTAGCAAAGACGGATTAAAAGTGTTTGGCTCTGTAGATTTAGAAAGGTCACAAGAAATTATGGCTGCTCTTACAGGTCAAATAACTGAGGCTGCTCTTAAAAAGTTAATTGACGCTAAAGCCGCTAGTCTTCCAGCGTTTAAAAAGGATGGTGAAAACAAAGTAGGAAAATCAGGAGCAGAGAACATAATACAAATTGATGAAACGAAATCTAGACTGGTACAAGATACACAAGTAATTTTGTCAAGAAGTCAGATAGAGTCAGCTCTTATGCAACTAGGAGATAAAGTTGCTACAGGTTTTAAAGACGAACCAGCAGGTAATTTAATTATGCAGGGACTAGGTTATGCTTTTGATAACCCAACAGTTGCACAAAGAAGAGATATTACACGAAGAGCAAGCTTATGGTACAAAAATAGCAAATCCGCAATAAATCAAAATGCCCTTCAATATTTTAAACAAAATCCTAAACAATTAAGTGAGGCGGAAAAAGATCCTATAGGTTGGTATTTACGTTATGAAGCACAATTAAATAAAGAAAGCAAATAAAGAATGGCTGACCTATCTTTTAGTAATATCTTTTATGATAACCTTCCTGAGGAGGAAGAAGACAATAGCGTTGTTGCTTTTCCTGATGCTCCAATTAGAAAAGAAAGTGACCAAGCTACTGCCTCATCGCTCCAAAACATTTATTACGACAATGAAGATGACGGAAAGTATCCTTCCTTAGACGGTAAAAATCTATTTGATAATCCTAATAATATAAACCCTACTGATAAAAGTTTAAGAAAAGAAGACTTGAAGAGGGGTAAAAACGTAAGAGACATACGCGCATTAATGATTTCTCGTTTTGGTCAAGACTATCGAGGCGCAGGAAATAAAACAGATGACGATGTAGTAGAAGATTTTATTGGGCATATGCGGTGGGTTGAAGCTAACGTAGTAAAAACTGCCGGAGAAGTTAGATGGATAAGCAACGCTTCTGACGATGAAAAGATGTTAGCCCAGAGAGCATACTCTTTATATGATCAGATGGGTAATGTATTCGTTAATGACGGTTACTATGGCGCATTTGACGGCATGAAGGATTACATCTTTGCTGTTGCAGCAGACCCAACAAGCTGGGTAGGTTTATTAACTGGGGGATTAGCTAAAGGTGGTGCTGTAGGTAGTAGTGTTGCAGGTAAGGCTTTAATAAAGAAAGCTATGGCGGAAGCTTCTGAGCGAGTAATTAAAAATAAAGGTACAAAACAAGCAGCCAAGCAAGCAGGAAACAAAGCTAAAGAAAATATGCTTAGAAAAATGTCTACTGAAATCAATGCAAAAAAGAAAAAAGCAGTAGGCAGGTCAATATTTAAAGCTAACCAACAAGCCTTTCTACAAAGATCTGCATTGGAAGCACAAGAAAAATTAGCTAAAGACATAAGTAAGCAGGGCGCAACGAAAGCATTAAATCTATCTAAAAAAGAAGCAGGGTCTTTAACTCTCAGAGATAGAGCTTTTGGAGGAGGTACTACATTAGGCATTTCTAAACCTGTGTTTCAAACAGGCGTTCTTGATGCAACTGCTGCTGTACTACAAGACGCAGCTATTCAAAGCAATAGAATAGACATTGGCGTACAAGATGAGTTCAGTGCTATATCTAGTGCCTTTAGTTCGTTAGCAGGATTTGCATCCGTTGGCGCACATGTAGGTTTTAAAAAGATGGGTGCTGAAAAGTCTGGTCTTGAAAATAGTAAAGACAGATTTAGAATAAATCAAATGGTAAGCCAGGCGAATTTAAAAGCAACCAGCTTACTTAATAAAACACAAAGTTTAAAAGCTGCAGACCATATTATACAAAAAACAAAGGGGTGGAGGACGAAAGTAAAAGAAGGTACTAGAATGATGCAAAGCGGACAAGAAATGGTTACTTCTGACTACGTTGAGCAGCCTTTAGTAGCTACTTTTTTAAGAGATGTAATCTTGGGTACAGGAGGAAAAGGTCAAACTGACGGTCTTTTAAGAATGTATATAGATGACTTTAACATAAAGCTTACTAGTAAAGTTAATACATCAGATCTTATAACAGACATCATTCCTGAAATGACAGACATACAGTTAAGACAATTGAATGATTTATTAGCAGACACGGGTATGGGTCTAAAATTTGGGGATCTGACACAAATTAGAGTAGAACTACCTTCTCTAATGGCAGCAAAATTTTCGGAAGCTGGACAGATACTTTCTGTTGCATCTGTAGCTCGACGGGTATTAGATGGTGCAATCCTTAAAGGGGATGAAGCTCTAGAAGCAATGAAGCGAGGAATAGAGCTTAAAGATGAAGCAGCAGGACAAAAAAGTAGAACTAAATATGCTTCGTTTGCTCAAAATGCTTGGAAAAGACTTTTAGTTTCTTCTCCAGCTACAACGTTTGTAAACGTACAAGGATTTGCTCAGTTCTTTGGTGCTAGATCTATAGCTGAAATGTTAAATGGTGGGGTAACCTACGCATACGGTTCTATTACAGGCAATAAAGAAATGCAAAGAATGGGTGCTGTATACGGATCAATGGTAATACAAAAACTAAAAAATCTAGGTGACCCATACTCAACAAGACAAGCGTATGAAGAATTTTTATTATACAACGAAGACGTACAGAAAACACTGAAAGCAACTATAACTGCAGGTGTAGATAGAAAGTTATCTGCGTTCAACATGCCACAGGAAGGCATAGGTGGTAAGATTGCCCGTGGAGTAGAAAATACTGTTACTACAGCTAACAGAGTAACTGCTGTTGAACTCCAAGACTCTGTAACTAAAGCCTTAATGTTGACTACCGAAATGGATAAACTTCTAAGACTAAAACACGGTGTGACTTTATCTGATGTAATAAATGCACGAGAAGTTTCTGTTAACGGAAAACTAGTACGAGCAGATGTTGACCTAATTGATACAGACATTGTAGGAAGTGCAGTGGATACAACATTGAGATCTGTATTTGCTAAAGACTATACTACAGATGACCAAGGCCTAAAAGGTTTAGCTGAGTTAGTTGAAAAAATATCCGCTACCCCTGGTCTAGGTACAATACTACCATTTGGTAGGTTCTTTAATAGCGTAGTAGCTACAACCTATCAATGGTCGTTAGGTGGCCTAGTTCAATATGCTAAGACAATAGGGCGTGTTGCTACAGTAGGAGAAAAAGCAGATGTTTCTGGTTTTGGTATGTTTAAAGGCATTAGATTTAAAAGAGGCCAAGAAGCAATAGAACCAAAAGAAGCATTATATCGTAGTGTTGTAGGACTTACTGCTATTAGTTTAGCTATGCAAAGTGACGACGAAGCTAAAGCAAAAAATCTTCCTTGGTATCAAAGAGAAGTAAATGGTGCAGTTGTTGATTTTAAAAATACATTTCCTATGTCAGTTTGGATGATAGCAGGGCGTATTTCTAATACTGTAAAAGATGGCGATACCGTTTCTAATTCTCTATTAATAGACTTAGGTGATGCACTTGCTGTAGGACAGGTTGCCAGAGACACTCAGTTTTCAAATGATTTGCTTAACATGATGGATGTTATGTTTAACGACGAACCAGACAAACGTCAAATAAATGCCCAGCAAGTTTACAGAGCAGCAGGGAATATTGCGGCTGGTTTTACTAGACCTCTAGATGCCCTTAACAAGATAGTAGGGTACATGGCGGACAGTGATGTAGCTAAAGATGCTCGACAAGAAACAGGAGCTAACGTATTTGCTATATCTGCAACAAAGTATGTCGATAACCTTATTGAAATCTTTTTAGATAAAGACGTAAAGATTGGTGCGCTAGGAACTAAAACTTTACGAGTTGGTGGTAGGGCAGGAGATATACAAGATCCCAACCCAATTGCTAGGGCAATAGGCGTTACTACTAAACCTGGCAGGACATCTACAGAGATACTTTACTCTATGGCGGAAATGAAAGACTTTAAATCTAGTGAAAGAAGTAACTTACCTGCCTATGATAGAGTATTTAATGAGTTGTTTGCTCCTATAATGGAAAGAGCTTCCGCCAAATGGTTAGACACAGGGGTCTTCCAAAACGGAACGCAAAAACAAAAAGAGCAGATTGTTAAGAATGTTAAAAACGAAACAGCAAACACTGTAAGAAAACTTATGGATGAAAACTACCGTGGTAATGATGCTGCTCAACTGTCGTTAAAAAGAAAAGCAAAGATGCAAAAGAAAGATGCTAAAGAAGCAGCGTTTAAGTACTTAAAGAGTATAGGCAATGGCTATGAAGGTAGCATCAGCGACATGAACACTGGTACTTTAATGCGGTTTTTAGATTACATTGAAATGTACGAAGATAACAGACTATAGCATACGCTTTAGATCATATCGGTCAATGCCAATATCTTGTAGTTCCCTGTCTGTCATATGGTATAGTTTCCAGTAGTTAGCTTTTCTTTCTTGTGCAGCTACCGCTTTGCGCCATAGTTTTCTTATCATAGTATAACTCCTTTAATGTATTGTAGTTATACCACACTTTAGCAATTTTAATATTGCTATAATCACAACCCCGTTATGACTACTTGACACCCCAGATTTCAACACCTCTTTTAGCCCACAACTCTACTTCAACAAGATGCAATAAAGCGTTGGCCTGTTCGGGTGTTTCATACAACTCCGAAGTTAAAAGGGTTTTTAAAGGTTTCATAATTTTATTAAACTCGTTTGCAAACTTAGTTTGTTTTCGGTTCATGTGTACATTAGCTTCGTGTTGTAGTTTCATAGGGCTATTGTTTCCTTGATGTTTTGTTTAAGTAGTTTAGTGCCTTTTTAATATCCCCTATTGTATCCCCCAAAACCCCAATGCCAAGATTGCATGGAGGGCATAACCAACCCCTAAATATTTCTGTATCGTGACAATGATCTAGTACAAGTTTATCTGTTTTTACATGACAACACTCACAATGTCCCTCCGGCCTTGGGGAAATAGCCCGGAGTTTTTTTATTACGTTGTTTGCGTGACGAGAACAATCTTTGCATTTACTGTCCCTAGAATTACGATCTCCAGTAGCCCTACGATATAATCTAAAAGAACTCATTGGTTTGAGAATATCACACTTCTTGCAATACTTTGATGGTCCTTCAATCTTACTTGGTAACTCTTTAAAGAGATCTAGCTGCACTATGTAAGGTCCACAATCTCACACACATCTCCGCTACACGCTAGGGTTTGCATCCCTACAGTATTGTCTTCCTGTTCATAAGAAGATAACTTTTCCCAGTCAATCTTACTAGGGAAGTCTTTCAATAACGTTTTGTAGTCATCCTTCGTACACTCCTGATAAGGTGCTTGTTGGTAGGTGTGATCTGAATGTGGCAGAAAAGACACACCACTCATCTCATCAAAATACTT